AAAAAGAAAAAAATTAAAAAAAAAAAAAAAAATAAAAAAAAAATAAATTTACACTGTTAGAAAAAAAGAGTTGGCTTTATTTATCCTAAATTAAAAAAAGAGATATGGTAAGCAATAGAGAAATGCAACTTTGTTCAAAGATGGCTAGAATCATTCAGAATAAAGGAGAAATACACCGATGGGATTTGGTAGATGAGGCAAGAATCTCCATTGGCGAATATAACAAGTTGAAGTCCTATTTTGAAAGGAAATATGCAAACTTTGTTAATTATTCTAAAGGGACGCAAATGTGGCTCTCATCAGTAGAAATTCCTTTGCCGGAGCAAGAAAAATTATGAACCCGGCAGGAATTAGGAGCCTCAGAATCCAAGAGTTAACAAAAATGGCTCTAAGAGGAGCCACTTATGAGGAAATTGAAAAACGTGCCTTACAAATGGCTAGTAGATCGACGGCAGAAGGATATGTCGCAGAAGTTATCCGGAGAGTCCAAAAATGAGTTTTGAACGTGATAGACAAATTGAGAAAATTGTTGAGGACGTTCTAAAACAATGCCCTGATGATACAGTTGTGAAGGACGTTATAGTTAGATTGAGGCAATCGCTATAATGGGCTTTAAAAAAACTACATGGACTAAAGAAGCCCATGAAAGAGCATGGCTAAGATTAGTCAACATGATGCAAGGTGAAACGTTTGATCCTCAAGCAAATAAAAAAAAGAACTTGGATAAAATCAAAGATGATTTTCCAAGATACTAACATGGGTGTAAAAACCCCATTACTTTTATAAAGTAAACTAGTTTATTTTTACTAATGAAAATGCAACAACCAAAATTAACCCTAACAGAAGCAAAGGGATTGTACGCAAAGACCGGATTTTGTGATCACTTTTTTGTATCAGAATTTGAAATCTATGGTTGTAACCGTATGCAAAAAGCCTGCCAAGTGTGCAGTAAAATCTTTGAGGAATGGTATAAATGAGTATTGAAGAAAAGAGTCCTTATTTTTCCAAAAGAATCAGAATTGGAGATGTAACAAGTCCAAAGGATTTAGTTGGAACAAAAGATTTCACTGTTGAACTAACATTTGGAAATCAAGATATAATCACTATCAAAAATAGAGAAGATGTAGCAGAAGTCCTACAAGAAAAAAATATGTTTGATATAGTTGAGGAGATCTATGCTCAAAGAGATGAATGGGCTAAAAAACGTGGATTTACATTTCTGGACACCCTAAAGAAATGAGCAAACTAATTGACGCAACAATCCGAATAAGAACAAAGGACGGAATAGTTGAATATGAGTTTGTTAGGTATTCTAATGTGGATCTTGAGTGGCATTGTACGGAGGTTACAAACCATCAGCATAATTCTGTATTGATAGAAAAAATACAGAACTTATTGACGGAGGAATATCCATGACTCAACTCTGTAAAGTATGCGATCATGAATTTACAGGAGATATGAATGGAATGATTCTATTCAATAACAACTGTGGACAAAATAGGCATTTGGGGAAATTGAAATGAGTACGATTCTAAAGCCCAAACTCTCATATTCTTGTTATTTGGGAGTCCATTGTTTTTCTAAAGGACAAAGAGCCTGCAAAAATAAATATGGTAAATGTGAGTGCGATTGTCATGTCTAGAGGATTATGTCATAAATGCAATTCCTCCGGTATGGAAACAACTTTAGACAATAAGGATCAGCCAATCTGTAAGGACTGTAAAAATGAACAAGGAGCAATGTAAAAAATGTGGACAATGGGTGGGAATCAAAAACATGAATAGACATACCATATCCAAAATATGTGAGGAAAATCAGAAATGAATTGCCCGGAATGTAATAACAAGATGTATGCCTTTGAGGAGGAGGAGGGCAAATGCCTCCCATGTAAGATGAAGGATCAGTTCAATAATGCCTAAAGGCTATATGCCTAAATCTAAGAATCAGGAACATATCACGCCTGATAGAGTTTTTGAGGAAATTGCTTTAAAATTTAGATTAAAAAGGAATGAACTTTATGATCCATGTCCTGCCGGGACTCCTTACAAGGCTCCAATATTTTTTAATGGACTATACGGATCTTGGGCTGAATACAATTACGTCAATCCTCCTTTTGAAGTTAAGACTTTAAGGAAATTTTATGCTAAAGCAAAAGAACAAGCAAAGAAGGGAAATTGCTCAATTATGCTTTTACCGTCCAAAACTGATCAGGATTGGTTTCACGATATTATATACAACGTATATGAAATATATTTTATCAAGGGACGGCTAAAGTTCAAAAATAATAAAGATACTGCTATGGGTGGACACTTTTTAGTCAGAATTGCCTAAAAACCATAACATCTATTAACTATTTTTAGAAATTTCTAATATTCCCGGAGTCGTTAGTTGCATTTCCACTTCGGGTATGCCGGAGATAACTTCAATGGCGAATCATCAAATATCATCAAGAAACCACCCTAAATTATAAATAGTAAACTAGTTTACTTTAGGTATGGAAATGCAAAATACAATTTCTAACTATTCGTCACAAATTCGTGACGAGTGGACACAATACAACCTCAAGGCTGAAACCCTTGTCCGAAACAATACACCGATGAACTATCAGGTTATTGTAAAGGACGATAAGCCGGTGGCTGTATTCACTAAAGCATACAAAGTGCTTCCAAATGAGGAGGCTCTAAAAGTGGCTAATGAAGTGACTAATCGCATGGGATTAATCCCTGCCTCCCAAATGAGTTCAGAGTGGAAATACAACGCCACTGAGAACTTCCCAGATGTTTTTTATGGAAAAAAGAATGGAGTTGTAACAAAAATGAGTGCTATGTATGTTAGCCCGGAGCCTGTCGATTTAGGACTTGGTTCAGATTCTGATCCGGTTAAGATTGGAGTCAAAGTGGGTAACAGTATAGACGGCTCACAAGGCTTTGGAGCCTGTGTTTTCATGTTTAGAAAAATATGTGGAAACATGAGTCAGCATTTACAATCTAGTAAAATGCTTCAACTTTCAACTGCTGAACTTGGAACAGTTCGCAACTTGAATACCCAAACAATCACTAGTGCTAGTTTCATACACCGTGAAAGTTTGAAAATAGAGATCGTTGATAACCTAATTGAGAATGTTATCAAAGGAGCAGATTCTGTCGTAAGAAAATTCAAACAGATGAAGCAAGACCAACTAACAAAAGAACAGGCTTTGGAAGTAGCAAGATTATATCCTGCAACTGTTTCAAAGAGTGTCGATTGGTTAGACTACAACAAAAAAAGTCAACAGTGGACTCCTAAAGTTAATGGGAGAACAATGTATGACGCATTCCAAGATGTGACCGATATTTTGAGTCACACTTCAAGACTAGGATTTGACGCTGTAAATCATGGTTTACAGTTAGCAGATAAAATCCTAGTAAGACAGGAGATCCGGGCATGAGTCCGGAGTCCCCTGTTGAAGTAACAGATGGCATTGAAGTCCATACCCGAAAAGATTTTGGAGATGATTTTCAGTTGAAAAAATCATGCCATACCTGTATTCACAACAAAGTATGTGCGCCATTTTTGAGCATGGTAGAAACTAAAAAGAACTTTGACGCCCAATTCAAGATGATGAAAGTTGAAATGCCAATTCAACCGGAAATGTTAGCCGTGACCTGTGCTAACCACTTGAAACCACAAGCAGAAGGATTTTTGAAATGATTTACGACAATCCAAAAATTGAGTCAAATAAAAGCAGAGGACAAACCTCACCTCCTTTTATTACTCATATCATGGATCAAGACCATGAAATCTTAGAACTCGAATACAACTTGGACGGATTGGTAATTGTTAGAGTGGTAGAACAAGGTGGCTCAAGTCCATGTATGCCTATAATCAAATTGATTAATGCCCTCCTAGAGTTAAATGAGGAAGGCATGAAACATGAAAAGCAATTTGATGGGTTTGACGCCTCTTGATAGTATGTCAACGATGTATGGCAAACAACCCTAATCCTTGGCAAGAATGTGATAATTGTATCAAAAAGGTGTTTTCTGAAACATGAGCAGAACTGTTAAATTCATCTATGAGGTATATCAATAATGAAAAGAGTTGCTTTGGTTTCAGGTGGCAGAGAATCAACTGCTATGGTTATCAAGCAAACTCCTCAATTTTTTGATGAACTAGTTTTCGCAGATACAGGAGATGATCCTCATGGATTAGCCACCATTGAACATCTTAACAAATATCATAACTGGAATATACAAATTGTTAGATCAAAACACTATCCAATAGTTGATTATTATCAAGACATTCATGTTGACGATAAAATTGATGATAAATTATCAGGACACGCTATGCCGTTTCATGCTCAAAAGGACTGTTCATCTAAATTCAAGATACAGCCGGCAAGAAAATATCTAAGAGAAAAATATGGTAAAAAGGAGTTTTTTGAGATATACTATGGATTCTCATTTAGTCTTAAAGAAGTTGGACGCAAAGAGCGTGTTATGGATCCAAGATACAAAGTAAACTATGCTGAATACAAATTTCCATTAATTGATTTGAAAGTTGATAGGGAATTATGTGGACAATTATGTAAGGATCTTTTGGGTTTTATTCCGGAACCGTCATTATGTGATATGTGTTTTGAACGTACTCAATCACAATGGAAGGAATTTTACAAGAAAAACCCTGAAAGATCTAAAGAGATTATGAAATTTGAAGAATCTAGTCATGTGTTCAAAGTTTTTGGATATGGATTGAACGGCGTCCCACTTAGAAGATTATTTGATTTAGAACCTTTAGATGAAGGACAAAAAACACTCTTTGAATCATTCCCGGACGAAAAAATTGAAGAAATGAAACAAACCGAAGATTTAGTCAAAAAGGTGTCCACTAGTTGTGCTTGTATGCAAGATGCACATTTATTCGAGCCGGAAAAATAGCCAAATTTTATTAAGGCTTATTTTTATTTTATTTTACATGGTAGAAGAATATCAAATTATCAATGTCCCAATTCCTGATTTGATACCTGATGAAACCAACCCTAACATTATGACTAAGGAGGAGGAAAATTCACTTGAGAGAGTTATTACAAAATATGGCTTTTTGGCTCCAATTATCGTCGATAAGGGACTCAATATTGTCGATGGAGAGCATAGATACAAGGTTTACAAGAAATTAGGACGTGAAACAATCCCGGCTTTTGTAATAGACGTCGATAAAATGGACAAAAAAATGCTAAGACAATTAATGAATAAACTTAGAGGAGTCCACGACAGGCATAAAGACGCATTAGAGTTTAAAGAAATGTTAGATGGAGGCAGATTGGACGGATTAGCAGAAATGTTAGCACGTCCTGTATCAGAATTTACATCACTTCTTGCTCCTCCGGACGAATTAAATCAAGATCCTAATCCAACAAAGGGATATGAGGAGTCATTCCTATCAGGTAACATTAAGCAGATTACAATCTATATGATGAATGATAAATATGAAGAAACATTACCAATTTTAGAGAGGTTAATGACAGAATATGGAGTGGATAATCATTCAGATATATTTTTCAAATTACTAGAGGAACATGAAACAAAAGAATAAAGATGTAACTTATCCTATTAAAGAAGGGAAAACAGATTTAGGAGAAATTCTTAAACTTATTGATAATGGAGATTTAAGAGATATTGAAGATAAAATAATATCTTGTAAATGTGCTAATTGTGGGGAATTTGCAATTAATACGGTTATGGAAAATGAAGAAAATAAAGACATGACAAAAAGGAGAAACGGGAATGAGTAAAAAATTAATCATTGACGGGGATTATAATTTACCGGATAAGATAATTAATTTTTGGGAGGAATTAATTGAAGCCAAGAGTAATTCAGGTTGAGAAGCAAGAACTCAATTTACACGATTTTGTAAAACGTGAAGCAGTTGAATCTGATTTTGGCGAATTAATCAGGGATTCTTGTATTATCAAAGAAGGTGACTCAATTAAAGCAGTATATCTCCGGTTGCCTCCTGTTCCATTAAAATTTAGAGAGGCTATAACAAATCAAAAGTATTCAAAGGCAAGACGTACAGCCGGTTTAATCACATACTCTAAGATCTTTGGCTCTAGTCCAAGAGAGCAGATCAGAAAAGATTATTGCTCCACGACGGCTTTTGCTAGAGATGATCCAGAAGGACACGCAGCAGTTTGCAAGTACGCAGAAAATTTAGCAGATTATTATGATGAGTTTTGTCCGGAAATATACGCATTTCATAAAGGACTCATAGATGAGAAGGTGAAATCAGATTGGGTAATTGAAAAATCTCCATTTACCTCCGGAATCATAAACAAGAATAATGCCCTCAATTATCACTTTGATAGAGGGAATTTCAGTGACGTTTACTCCAATATGGTCGCACTAAAACATGATGTTAGAGGAGGATATTTGTCTATGCCTGCCTATAATATTGGATTAGAAATTGCAGATAATTCTGTTTTATTCTTTGACGGTCAGAAGATCTTACATGGCGTGACTCCAATTACTTATCTAAACAGGGACGCATACCGATTCACTATTGTTTACTATTCATTAAAGCAGATGTGGAAATGCGAATCACCGGAGGAGGAATTGAACCGAATTAAGAAAAGAAAAACTGAACGTGAAGTTAAACGGCTCAAAAGACTCAAAGGTGAACTGCCTCAAGAGATCTAATGGAATTTTTACACCTCTCAACACCAAAATATGGAGGGTGGATCACTTATGCTTCTCATTTAATCCTCCGGGACTATCCAAATAAAATAGTGTATAAGGTGTCCAAGAAGTTAGAAAAGACAACAAGAGATTATGGATTTGGAGTAAGATACCAAAATATTCCAAAAGAGGCATTAAGAGCCATTCAAGATCCTGTAATCATATCTCTTGACTCTCATTTTTACGATTGTGTAAAATACCTGAAAGAGCCTACTGTAATCATACACGATACAGCAGAACCTTCCAAAAAGGAGTCAGAACTGTATCAATCATTCAAGAGAGTCCTTACACCAAGGAAGGCAACTGCTAAATTTCTAAAGGAAGAATACAACATTGACGCTGAATTTGTCGGCATACCATTCTATGAATATCCTAAAGGAGAGCCGGAGCCCAAAACAAAAGCAATCTCTATGACTAGAGTTGAGTGGAGAAAAAATCAGGATATAATCTGTAAGGCAAATGCTATGCTAGAAAATCCTATTGATATTTGGGGTAAACGCAATTTAATTTACGTTTTTCATACTCTCAATGAATTAGGCTTTGAGAAATGGGCTAAAGGAAAAAAGAATACAGGAGCATACGATATGAATTGGGAAACAAGGCAGAAGATTCTCAACCCGGCTAAATTTTCAGTTGATCTTGCTAAATACGTCCGGGACGGTGGAGGCACTGATTATTGTATTTTAGAGGCTATTCATCACGATACTGCGTTAATTTTACATAGAGATTGGGTAAATATTGAAGATTCTATATGGAAGGAAGGGCATAATTGTCTAGCAGTTGAAACTCCGGAGGAATTAGCAAACCTCATCAAAGAAGATCCGGACGTGACTAACATAGTCAAGAACTCAAAGCCAATCTTAAAAGAGGCTATGGAGTTGAAAGTAGTATGAGAATATTATGTGTTTTTGCTCACCCGGACGATGAATGTTATTGCGCAGGAACTCTAGCAAGATTGTCAAAGCAAGTCACTCCTGATGAGAATGGAAGATATAATGATGATAATCAAATGCGAGCAATTTATCTAAATAATGGAGTAGGAATAAGACGCAGAACACCGGGACAGCCTTTCAAACCTGTTAAGAATCCAAATGAGAGAGAAATAACCCGGCTTAAAGAGTTAGAACTATCAATGGAACTGATTGGAATCCCTGATTTTCAAGTCTATGATACTCCAAATATGAGAATGGATATGATTAGTCAACTAGAGGTTAATCAAATAGTTGAAGATGAAATAGCAGTATTCAAGCCGGATCTAATCATAACTCATTATGGAAATGATCTAAATGAAGATCATAGAAGGACGTTTACAGCCGTGAAAGTAGCAACTAGATTAAACCCGGAAAATAAAGTCAAGGCAGTAATATCCACTGATAATGATCAATCAAGAGATATATTCAAACCAAATATGTTCGTGGACATTTCAGATACATTAGAGATTAAGATGAAATCAATGGAAATGTATAGATCTGAATGGCAGGCTCCACCGGCAGAACGTAATGAACAAACAATGGAGATTATGGCTAGATATAATGGCTATAAATCAGGATTTACAACAGCCGAAATATTCCAAATTGTTTATCTAGTGAATCCTTTTAATTTAGATTAGGAAATGCAAAATTTACAAGAATGCGTATCATGTCTTAAAGAATGGATTATTGATTCAGAAATGGGAGGCAAATTAGACAAATCAGATCCATTTTATCCGGCATATAGACAATTAATCATATTAGATGAAAAATTACAGGAGATGGACGAATAATGCAATCAAGTGAATATTCTCCTTATTTATGTGGGTTTCAAAAATGTGGACTAAACAGTTTAATCAAATGGTTTCAGGAAACAAAAGGCATTACTGATATTCATACAACAGAAGATATTACAAGCGTCAACTGTATTCCTACTTACAAACCATTTCAAGATAAATGCTATCCAATAGCAATAATCAGGGATAAAATAGAGGCAGTATGGTCTATGTATTGGTTTTTTGGCTATTATAGACAATTTACTCTAGAGGAGTTTATGAAAATAGATAAACCCTCAATTCAATACGGTAATGAGAATCCTTGTAATAGAGTAGATTTTGACTATCATTTATCTAAATTTGAAAAATACTGTAATGAAGTCCCGGTGGTTTACAATTTAGATGAGATGAGGAAGTTATCAGGCTTTAAGAAGGAAAATAGCACTCAAGTTATGTTCGATCACTATGAGAAGGACGGAATGGGAAAACATTACAGGGATATTAACAAAGAGGATAAATCAATCATAAAGGAGGCTCTAAAGAACTACAATAGGGACGATCTAAAGCATAAGGTGAAACTGATATGACCCCATACGATCATCTAACAGATTTACCTCATTGGAGATGTTCTAAATGTCAAGGATTAAACTCATCAGTAAGAAAAGAATGTCTTGAATGTGGACTAGTAAAACCAAAGAATCCTCAATATAGGCATAAAGACAAAAAACAAGGAAGGTTACAAGAACGTGAATGAAGCAACCTGTCACCAATGCTTAAAGGAGTTTATTCAAAGATCTTCTAGACAAAAATACTGTAATACCTGTATAATCATTAGACGTAAGAAGCAGAAGGAACCTTTCAGAATAGTGAGTATGATAATATGAAACTATACGACAGAATTATAGCAAACAATTCAATAGATATGGATTTTGAAGAATCACCCGAAGAAATGAAAGAATTATTGGAAGCATTAAAAAATCAAGAAAAATATAATAAAATTATAGAATTTGTTAAAAATTACAAAGTGCCTTCACATGGTTATCCTTGGCATAATAAACTCAAAGAGATTCTAGAGTTATGAGATTATGTAAATGGTGTTATCACGTTAGGATTAAAACTCAAAGAAACCATGACTATCACCCAAGATGTAAAGGACTATGGGAGTGCGAATGTAAATGCCGATTCAAATACAATCCTCCAAAGCCGTATAATGAATATCATGTAGTGGCTAACGGCATATTCAATTAACCCAAAGTTTATTTATCATTAACGCAAGTTTGGCAGTAGGTATAACCATTGGCTAAAAGTAAAAGACTAATTGAAAAAAAAGAGGAGGAGAAAAGACTTGTTTTACACACTATATGTATGAGAATGAGTGAACGTGAGGCTCTAGTATATCTCAAAACTAGAAATCACGAAATGGGAGTGAACAAATATTATAATCTTAAAGAGGAAATTAAAACCACTAAAGTAACTACATTACAAAATATAGCATTACATGACGGTTTAATTGAACAACATTTAGACCGAATTAATACATTGGAAGTTATAGAGCATGAACTATGGCTAACATTCAATTCAGAACCCGATAATTACAAACGTGCCTCAATTCTAACTAAAATCGCAGAAATGCAACCGTACATATCCGGAGCCTATGACATGACTAGAGTTATCATGGAGAAACAAGTTGAACTTAAAACAGGATATGAAATGCCAAAGATTAGAACACCTTGAGAGATCCTAACAGAAAAATCCCATTTTATGGTCTATTAGAAGATGAGATGAGCATTAATGAGTTAGGCGTTAAACTGCCTGATTTACCTCAAAATAAATTAGAATGGATTGAAGCAGCACGTCCATTAGTAGCCGGTAAACCCCGACACTTTGACCTATTTCCATTTTATATCGAATTTTATGAGGACAATCACCCGAATATTATGTGCGTAAACGGACGTCAAACCTTCAAAACTACAACCTGTTCTGATATTCTAGGAAATGCGATAACAGCATGGGATAATGTAGAGGCAGGATATGTAGCAGATAATGAAGCCCACTTGGGAGCCTTTTCACTCCAGAGATTTAGAAAACAAACTATGATTCAAAATAGTAAATTAAGACAGTTTATGCCCGGCAAAGGAAGGGCAAACATTGGATCTACTGTATTACTAAATGACTCAATAGCATATCTTATGACCGATGAGAATGAGTATAACAAAGTAGAAGGTAAATCATTATCAGTTTTAATGCTAGATGAGGCACAATATCAAGATGTTCAATTCTTATCTAAAGCCTTTTACACCTTATCTCAAACTCATGGACGATTCTATTGCTTTGGTATAGGAGGTGAAGCCGGATCTCCATATAATGAGATGTGGGAGCGTACAGATCAGCGTGAATGGATATATGAAGATCCATTATGGCGTGATAGATTAGAATTTGATAATTTAGGCAACGTCATTAATGAACCGGACGAATTAAAGAGTATTCTAGCAGGAAGATGGACTCCAAGAAAACCTGAAAATACGCAGTATAGAGGCTATCATATGCCTCAAGAGATGTTCGCCACTATTCCTTTAACCATTAGGGACGCAGTTGAGAAATACAAAGTTCAGCCTGAATTATCAATAGAATGGCAAAGGATAAACAATCCAAAATCAATTTACTTATCTCACTGTAAAGGAGAGTTTTTCAAAGCAGAACGTCGTCCAATTACTCCGGAAATGGTCAAGAACTGTATGAACCCTTACAGATACATGAAATTATTAACAGTTGAAGAAATTAGAGAAATTAAAGCATTATTTGGAAATGAAGTTAGAATCCTAATGGGAGTTGATTTTGGTAGTGGAGCCAGTGCCGGATCTTTAACTGTAATCAGTATAATTATCCATTGGCGTAAATCTAAACGCTATCAATTAGCCTATATCTCACGACGTCCTCAAGAGAATCAGATTGACCAATCTCGATACATAGCAGATGTATTTAGAAGTGCTAACTGCGACTTTGGAGTTGGAGATTTAGGTTATGGACAGATTCAAGTTAAATTAATTCAGGACGGAGGCAGAGATTCAAATGATAATAAATTCAATGGTTTAGGATCTTCTCATTTTGTAGGCTGTCGTTCAACTGGAGATTTACATAAAGAGAGTTCAGAATTTAGAGAAACAACTGACGAGCATGGAACCGAAATATCAAGAGTTAACATCTCCAAAACGGCAGCAATTCAAAAGTTTATAGATTTACTAGAGTGGCAAGTGAGTCACCCTAATTTCCCGGAGGATAAAACATTCAACCGTCCAAAATTAATGATACCGTATGAGAATGACTATGACGTTGACTTTTTAATTAAAGATCTATGCGCAACTACAAGAAAAGATTTAGAGCAAGATTCAGATTTGGTAGTTGAAGATCCTAGACAACAAGCCAAGAAGGAATTTAATCACCCGGCTGATTCTATGATGAGTTTAATTTACTGCTTTACAGCAGATGAGAACTTTGATGAAGGAGCATACTCTATAAGCAGGACGTCAAGAGCGTGACCAAAAGGTATCATTATTGTAAAAAGTGTAGAGGAGATAATGATGAGGTGTAAACTTTGTAAAAATGCCACTGCTAAAGCAAATAAGAATAGGCACTGTTGGAATTATATGCACTGTCCCAAGTGTCATTATTTAGGTAAAACCGGAGCCGGACGAAAACATGAGGTGTAGCAATCCCGAATGTCGCAAAGTGAGTCGATCTCCTAAAGCGATGAATTGGAGAGATTATCAACTTTGTTATCGCTGTTATTGTATTAGGATTCTAAAATCCATGCCAAAAAAAGGAACCGGAGGAA